GCCTTCGGATGAAAGGCCGCTTGACCGAATAGCAGCGGCTCTCCCGCTGTTTCGCCCTGTCCCGCGCCTTGGGCAAGCGCTTGGACTGATCGCCGTGATGGCAGACCAGTTCCCTTAGATGGAGGCCCTAATGGCTGATATTAAAGACCTGCGGGAGAAGATGGCGAAAATCGCCACCGAGGCCCGCTCCAAGCTGTCGGAAGTGACAGACAACACCCCTGAAGATCGCGCTGCTGAAATTGAGCGTGAATTTGACGCCATGATGGCGGATCACGACAAGCTGGCCGCAAAGGTTGAGCGTCTTGAGAAAGTTGAAGCGGCTCTGCGCGCTGGCGACGAAATCGACTACAGCAAGCGCCCGACTTTTGAAGATCGCTCGGCACCTGCTGTGGATGACGGCCTGCGCATGGACTACCGCACTGCATTCGCTGAGATGATTGCAGCAGGCGGTGACGCGTACGTTGATGCCGAAGTTCGCAATGTTCTGAAAGAGCATCGCGCACAGGTTGGCGGCACGGACAGCGCCGGTGGCTTCACGGTCCCGACTGAACTGGCGACCTTCATTGAGAAGGCGATGATTGCAACTGGCCCGATGTACGGCAACCAGTTCTTCACCTACATCAACTCGAATGATGGCCGCACGTTCAACATCCCGACTGTTGACGATACTGCTGTCACGGCGGTTGCTCATACTGAAGGGACTCAGCCCACCGACGATGGTGGCAAGGATGTTACCTTCGGCCAGAAGACGCTTGGCGCATTCGCCTTCGACTCAGAGTGGGTCCGTTGGTCGGCAGAACTGAACGCCGACAGCATCCTGAACATGGAAAGCCTGCTGGGCGAACTGCTGGGCGAGCGCCTGGGCCGTATCGCAAACAGCAAGCTGACCGTCGGTTCGGGTTCTTCGGATGTTGAAGGCATCGTGACCAACTCGGCAGAGGGCAAGGTTGCCGCCGCGACCAACGCAGTGACTGGCGATGAAATCATCGACCTGATCCACTCGGTTGATCCGGCATACCGCAACGCGCCCAACACCGCGATCATGATGAGCGACAGCACGCTCGCTGCGGTTCGCAAGCTGAAGGACGGTGACGGCAACTACCTGTGGCAGATGGGCAACTATCAGGCCGGTATCCCGCAGAACCTGCTGGGCTACAATGTTGTCGTCAACCAGGCGATGGCGGGCATCGGCGATGGCGTAAACAGCAAGATCATGCTGTTCGGCGACATGTCGAAGTTCTATGTTCGCAAGGTTGGCGCACCGTCGCTCTACGTTGCGCGTGAACGCTTTGCGCCTGACTTCGGCATCCTTGGCTACATCCGCTTCGACGGTGTGCTGGCCAACACCGCCGCGATCAAGCACATGGCTCTGGCTGCGGCCTAAGTCAGTTTCTAGGTGGGGCGGTTCGCCGCCCCACTCACTAAACTGACAAGGAGGCGATGATGCCCAAGGTTAAACTTCTGACTTCGCTGGCTGGGATTGATTTCTCTCACAATGCGGGCGATGTGATTGACTGCAACGAGGCGGAAGCGCAGCGGTTTTTCACTGCTGGTATTGCTGAACCTGTGCAGGAGCAGCGGATTGAGAAAGCGGTCAAAAAAGCGCGCACGCGCAAGGCTATTCCTGACGAGGGCTGATTAAATGCCAAAGCCGCTAATGTGCCATCATGCGCTTGAACTTGTTGAAGCGCCAGCTACTACGCCGATCACCTTGGAAGAGGTGAAGGCTCAGTTGCGCGTTGAGCATACAGATGATGATGCACTGTTGACACGGCTTATCAATGTCGCGGTTGCATTCACAGATGTGCAGGGCGCTTTGGGTCAGGCGATGATCTCGCAGAAGTGGGCGCAATGGCTAGACAGCAACACTACTGGCTCTGTGAAGTTGATCCTTGGCCCGTTTGTGTTGCTGAACGCAGTTCGGTATTACGACACAGATGGCGTTCTGCAAGACGACGATGTGAACAACTATCAGGTTTTCGGGACAGCGACTTACACAAGCATTGAGCCGATTGATGGCCAGACTTGGCCTGTCACACAAGATCGCCAAGATGCTATCAAAATTGAATACACAATCGGCTATGGCGAAACGACGGCTGATGTTCCTGAGACGATCCGACATGCTCTGATGCTGTTGGTTGGGCATTGGTACGACAACCGAGAACAGTCTGGCATTGACGAGTTGTCAAATATTCCGTTTGGCTTTGAAAGCCTGCTGAACATTCACAGGCAGTGTTGGTATGGTTAAGGCTGGCCAATATCGTGAGCGTGCCTCGTTTGAGAGGCTTACAGAAGGCTCTGTTGACGATTATGGCAACGTCTACAGCGGGTGGGCCTCTTTGGCTACGCGCTGGGCTGACATGCGTGAGCGCACTGGCAAAGAGGACATACAGGGCGGTGTTCTGTCTGATGTAGGCGCGGCCACAATGCGCGTTCGCAGTGACAGCACCACAAACACAATCACCGCAGCTGACCGCGTCATTATTCGCGGCAAGACATGGGCCATCAAAGACGTGATCCAAGTGGATCGCAAAGGTACCGTGCTTGAGTTTAAGCTGGGACGCGGGGTGGCCACATGAGGATCGGCGGCGCTGATAAGTTGCGAAAGCAGTTTCGCAAAATGCCCAAGACCGTTGAGGCGCGTCTTGTTAAGTCTGTGCGGTTGAACACCGAGCGCACAGCTCGGATGGCTCGCGCGCTTGCGCCTGTTGATAGCGGTGACACAAAGGAAAAAATATTCACGCAGTATGAAGAGGGCGGGCTTGTGGGTTCGGTTGAGGCCGCACCGCCGACCAAAGAGGCGCAGATTAAGGCCCGCTCCATTGAATTTGGGCGCAAGTCCGGCAATCGCGGCACAACTAACCCGTCTCCTTATATTCGGATCGCGCAAGAGTACACAGGGCGCAAGTTTCAAAATTCAATAAAAGCTGCAATCCGCAAAGGATTGAAGGAGGCGACAGGTGGCTGATGGCTTTGCCTTGTCGGTTCAAAAGGGCGTCCGCGCGGCACTTGTGGCCAACGCGGGCGTTACTGATCTTGTTGCTCAGCGTGTTTATGACGAGCCTCCGCAGGATGTGGCGTTTCCGTATCTGCGGTTTGGCGACATTTCTCCGAATGCGTTTGATACAGACACCACGGAAGGCGCTGAGGTCACGATCTCGCTTGAGGCGCATTCTCGCAGTGCGTCAGGCCGTGTTGAGGCTGTGCAGGTGGTTGAGGCTGTGAAGGAGGCTTTGCATCGTCAGGAGGCCGCTGTGACCGTTGCGGGTCACAATCTGGTCGAGATGATATTCCAGACGTTTTCTGTTACAAGAGACGATGAGGGTCGTGGCTACACGGCTGTCATAGTGCTTCAAGCGATGCTTGAGGAAACCGCCTAAACCCCGCGCTGTGGGCAAGCGCATGATGAAGGAGGCCGATCATGGCTAAACAACTTGGACGCGCCCTGCTCGTGAAGATCGGGGATGGCGAAGCAACGGAGACTTTCAGCAATCTTTGCGGTCTGAACAGCAAGTCGCTGACGATCAATAATTCTGCAATCGACGTGACAACGCCTGACTGCACCACGCCGGAAGGCGCGCTGTGGACCGAGACTTTGGCTGGTCTAAAGAATGTGTCGGTTTCGGGTGATGGGTTCTTCGAAGATAGCGCGGCAGAAGCGCGGATGAATACCGTGGCAATGCAGAACGACAATCAAGCTAACTTCGAGATCGTCGTTCCTGACTTCGGGACATATGCTGGCGCGTTTCGCCTGACCACTGTTGAGTTCGGCGGTGAGACTGAAGGCGGTGTGACGTACAGCATCAGCCTTGAAAGCACTGGCACCGTTACGTTTACGGCGGCTTAATGGCGATCACGGCTGAAGCGCCACGCGGGAGCGTCGTCGAGTATCTCGGCGGCGCTTCCTACACATTCATGCTGCGCAATCGTGAGATTGAGCGGTTTGAGGACAAGCACCGTGGCATCTTTGAGGTTTGGGAAGGCTTTTTTGGTCGAGGCAAAAAGCCGACTTCAAAAGAGGTGCGTGATCTTATCGCCCTGGCCTTAGTGGGTGGCGGCAAGAAAGACCATGAGGCCGATCAAATCGTTGAGTCTTGTGGCCCTGATAAGCTGATGGAACTTTACCAGATCGCGCAGGCAACGATTGGCATTGCATTCATGCCGGATGCTATGGATGAGGCAGAGTCAAAAAAAAAGACCGACGAGGACCAGAGCCAAAGCGACTGAACGTTCGCAACATGATTAAAAACGCCATTGTTATAGGGTTAAAACCAGAAGAAATCCGTGATATGATCCCGAAAGACACATTCCTTGTGTTTGCTGGTTGGTCAGAAGCGCACTCCCCGAAAAAACCCGGCTCCGAGGCCATGACAAAAGACGAATACCGGCAGCTAGTGGAGAAAGTAGATGGCGATCAGCGCAGAACAACTTAACGTCATCTTGTCGGCCAGAGATAAGGAATTCCAGCGCAAGATGCGCGATGCCGAGCGGCGGGTTGCTTACTTTAAGAATAGGTCAAACCGAAATCTCAGCAGTGTCGGTCGTTCGTTTGACCAACTTGGGCGCGCGGCTCGTGTTCTTGCACCTTTGCTTGCTGGTGTCTTTACAGTCCAAACCATCAAGAATTTGACCAGATCGGCGGCGGAAATCGGCAAGTTGGCCGATCTTGCTGGAACGAGCGCAGAAGAGTTGCAATTTTTCGCGGCGGGTGCGCGCACTGTTGGTTTTGAGATGGATAAGGTCGCTGACATCATCAAAGATGTAAACGACAAGGTTGGTGACTTCTTGGCCACCGGCGGTGGTCCTATGAAGGACTTTTTTGAAAACATCGCGCCGCAGGTTGGTGTGACTGCCGAGCAGTTTGCTCGCTTGTCTGGCCCAGAGGCTTTGCAGCTTTATGTGAACAGTCTTGAGCAAGCAAATCTTTCACAAGCCGAAATGACCTTTTACATGGAGGCGCTTGCAAACGACTCGACTGCCCTTATTCCTTTGCTGCGTGATAATGGCCGCGCCATGAAGGAACTTGGCGATCAGGCGCAAGAGGCTGGCCGAATTTTGGACCAAGATGCAGTTGATGGTGCACGCGAACTAGAAAACGCAGCGCGAGACCTCTCTGAAGCGTTCGACGCTGAATTAACTAGTGCCTTTGCTGATAACCAAGACGCACTTGTTTCGCTTATTAATTACATCAAAGACACAGCGGTTCCGCAGATTGGTGGCCTTATTAGGCTGATCGGCGCTGCTGTTGATGAATACAGAATGCTGCGTGGCCTTGAGCCTTTTGGCAGTGGCGGCGCACCGGCAGAAGAAACGCCAGAAGACCTTGAAAGATACCGGCGTGATGTTGAACGTGCGGGAGAACTTGGCGGCGGAGATGTCTCAGGGACAGGTCAATTTTATGTTGATGAGAACGGAAATGTTCGTGAATTTGGGACAGATACGCAAAACATTCCCGGCGTTACAGCCCCAGCGGTTTCCGTCCCGTCTTCGCTTCTTGGCAGCTTAACAGGCGCGACAGATACAGGCGGCGGG